ATTGGATATTGGGATCAGAACGTGTAGTTGACCTTCTAGTTAATTTTCTAACATCATTAAATAAGTCTAATCTAATATCAGCTACAACAGTTCTGTCGCTAGATAAAACATTATTTATTCCGTATTTTTTTATAAAATCATCAACATCTTTCACATTTTTTTTACCTTTAGTAATATCTTCTTCATACATATTACCAAAATCAGATAACATAGAATCATAGATATCTTTTACATTTTTACGAAAATACTGTTGATCTTTAGGACTTGTCATATAATTATTTTTATCGTTTTCTTCTCTAAAACTATTTAGAACTTGAATATAAGCATCATATAAAGGTTTCGCTACATCTTTTTCGAACTTTTTATCTGTATTTAACTTTTCTATTTTTTTAGATTTACTTAATTTTCTGAAACCTATATATTCATTAAACGTTTCATCAGAAAAATCACTTATATAATCCATATTTAATATATAATAATATATAAATAAAAAATAATAAACATTAAAAAATGAATAATTAGTGCATTTTTGATATTACTAACCACGACCACGACCACGACCACGACCACGACCACGACCACGACTACCACGACCACTAGAACTACTATGTCTAGGACTAGAACTACTCTTCTTTTTATATTCATTCATTAAAATGTAAAATTCAGTAAAGTTTGTTATGTTACTGACCTCATCTTTAGTTAATTCTTCATCAGATATTTCATTTATATTAGGTGTCATACTCTTTTTGTATATTATTTTACTATCTAATATCTCAGCATAATACAATTCTATATTATTTTTTTTTACCCAATCAATAGGATTATCATAATCTTCAAACACGCCAATATAATTATCCATTATAGATTTATAATTTATTATTTCAATCTGATTATAGTTAAGATCGGATTTTAATATAACCCCTACAGAATTATTTAAATCATTATTATCTACATTACTATATTCAGGTTCTATATAATATGCATTTTTAATTTTCAGATCACCTAATTTTAAATCACTAAGTTTTGCTAAATCACTAAATACAGTTTTATCTAGTTTTTTACTAATTATGGATGAATATACTACATCTTTATTCATAGTATCTTTAAAAAACGTATCTCTTAATTTAATTGGATATGGAAATATAATATATTTTGAATCTTTTGTTAGAATAATTATATCAGTAGTACCATCAGTAGGAACCATTCTTTTGACTAATTTTGAATTAACATTTTTAAGACTCGGTGGTTCACCACCAGATGGTATACTAGTTCCTGTATGTTTATTATCATCTATGTCTGCCCAATCAATAGGGCCTCCAAGAGAACTTGCTTCTGCTGCTGCTGCTGCTTCTGCTGCTGCTGCTGCTTCTGCTGCTGCTGCTGCTTCTGCTGCTGCTGCTGCTTCTGCTTCTGCTGCTGCTGCTTCTGCTTCTTCATCAGCCTTCTTTTTTGCTGATTTTGCTGCTGCTACTTTTTCTGCTGCAGCTGTTTCTTCTGCTTTTGCATTTTCTAATCTTAATTTTGCTGATTTTGCTGCTTCTTTTATATCTTCTGTTGCATCCTCCGCTTTTGCTGCTGTTTCTGCTGCGTCTGCTTCTGCTTTTGCTGCTGCTACTTTTTCTGCTGCTGCTAATGCTGCTGCTTCTGCTTCTTCTTCCTCATCCTCCGCTTTTGCTGCTGCTTCTGCTGCTGCTGCTGCTTCTGCTGCTGCTGCTGCTTCTGCTGCTGCTGCTGCTTCTGCTTCTGCTGCTGCTGCTTCTGCTTCTTCATCAGCCTTCTTTTTTGCTGCTGCTGCTGCAGCTTCTTCCTCCGCCTTCTTTTTTGCTGCTTCTTCAGCTTCTTTTGCTTGTTCTTCTGTTGTATTTAATGCAGCTTTAATTTGTTCTTTAGTAAATTCCTTTCCATTAAATTTTCTAAAATTATTATTATTTGTTTTTGTTTTGCCTTTTATTTTATAATTATTCATAAGGTCACCATTTTTTTTATATACTTTTAACTTATTATCACCATCCATCTTAGCGAATCCATATGTAAGTGATTCTACCTTGTTAGTTCCTGCGTCTTTTCTTTTATTAAAAATATTATTCCAATCCATTTTATTAAAATCATCTACGAAAAATCTGAATAATTTAGTGTGTTGTTGTTTAGCAGTAGGTGGTGATATAAAATCTATCATTTTATCCTTTTCATCTATAGTATAACCGGTTTCTTCTTTTGTTTCACGAATAGCTGCATTAATAGGTATCTCTCCTGGTTTTATATCACCAACAGGTAACATCCATTCCTGTTTTTTATTAAGAACAACTAATACAAATGATGGATCTCGTTTGTCTTGTATAATAACACCTGCATTTTTAATTTTACTATCAGGTGTTCCTGTTCCTGCATCTGTTTTTTCCTCCGCCATCTTTTTTTCTGTTTCTTCATCTGTTTCTTCACCTATTTCTTTGCCAATATCTGTCAAAAGTTTATCTATATTAATATTTGTCGGACTTGCATTAGCAAGATGTTTAATAAAACGAATATCTGGTCCACCATATGTGTTTATAGCATACAAAGCATTGTCATATGTAGCACTTTGTGGCTTATTCTTATTATTTGTAGAAGCTATATAGTAAGTGACTAAACTAATTAATAAATAATACATCTTTAGATTACCTCCAAATAAACTTTTATCTACTATTCCATAATTGAATACAATAGTATTATAATTTATATCGGGAAATTTAATTGATTGCTGTATGGATCCAGCTATTGCTACTATAGTAGGTTGGTCAATATTTTTTAGAGGTTTAATCATTACATTTTCACTATCAATAATTACTGGTTCATTAGTTATCCATATAAATAAATGATCTGGATAAGTGTCGGCATAATCGCTTAATGTATCAACCGTAAATTGTTTAGAAGATATTGATAGAGTATAGTATTGATTATTTTTACCAACTTTTTCTTGATAACTATTTATTCTATTAAATACATAATCATCATCTATATTAACATTAATATCTTCTAAATCTTCTTTTACTAATAATTTATCTTTTCTATCTTCAATATTATCATAATAATAATTGTTTAGTTTGTTTAATCTATTATAAATCATTCTTAATAAACCAGCTACATCTGAATCAACGCCAGTATTAACTTCATCACTCAATTCATTTAATTTACTTTTATAATCAGATGAAGATGATTCATCACCAGCTCCACCTTTTTTAATATTTCTATATTTTGTATTTTTAAATATATGTTGAATATTCATTCTTACTATTATATATATATATAAAATACAAAATTAATTAACATATATTATTTATTGGGGTCTCGGTTGTCTCTGTTGTTGCTGAGGTCTCTGTTGTTGCTGTGGTCTCTGTTGTTGTTGTTGAAGTCTCTGCTGTTGTTGTTGTGGTCTAGGTTGTTCTGGTATTTCCAGTTCAGTTCCATATGTGTCACTACCTTTTTTAGGAGGTTTACTGTTAGATGATTTTTTAGATGGTTTACTATTAGATGATTTATTAGGTCCTTTATCAAACATAGAATCAGTTGAGAATATATCAGAGATATCTTGGACTTCATTTCTTTCAAATGATTCATTTTTGAATAATTCAGATGTTCTTTTAGCATTCATTTCAATATCAGATACTAATCCTAATACCGTTGTCATATCTTGCTGTATTTTATCAGTTTGTCCCTTCATTCCTTCTAACATCAATTCAACTATTTCTATTTTTGATTGGATAGATTTTCTCAACTCTTCTCTACCAACAGGAGTTTTAAGTTGATATTCAATACAATCATATAATTCGTCTTTAAATTCATTAGTTTCAATTGTAACATTACCAAGCTCATCGTAATTACTGACAATACCATATGTATTACCTTGAACTAACATTCCAGAGTTAAATAAAGCTCTATTTTGATATATACCAAGAGCTGTATTTGTTGCTTGTGATATTCCTAAAAAGAAATTCATATTTCTTTTAGATATAGGTGTATCGTCCAACACATGTGGTTTAGTCCAAATATTATCAAAAACACCTTGTAATATTTGACCAACCCTTTTATTATCTTTATCAGAATTAGACAAGCTTGTATCTCCAAAAAAACTGAATGAATCAGTTTTAGCACAAGCAGATATGAATAATTTATAATCATCAATAAATCCACCATAACTGTCTTTTCTCACTGAATCGAATTTACCGAAAATAGAATACAAACCATCTGGATCTTTTGTCAATAAATTTTTAATTTTAGAAACAATAGCAGATGAACTTTTAAATGAATTATCCAGTTCACCTTCACCAGATATTATATTAGTAGTTGTCATTGCTCCAGATTCACCAGTAGCATCAGTAGAACCAGTAGGTTCAGCACCAGTAGGTTCAGCACCAGTAGGTTCAGCACCAGTAGCACCGGGTCTAGGAGCACCGGGTCTAGGAGCACCAGTATCTGTTGCTGGGTCTACTGCTGCTAGTGTATCTGCTGCTGGAGGTGGGGTATCTCCTGTATATTTATCAGGGTTATGTTCAATATCATCAGTTATTAATTCAAATAATTGAGTATATTCTGTTATTGAATCTATTTTAAGAGATTCGATAAATTCGATTGGATTATTCAATGTATCACTTTGACTATTTAGTTTATTTATATATAAATCGATTTTTTCGGAAAAATCATCAATAATTTTCTTTCTAGAGTCATCTTCTAATAAATCTTTTTTATACTTACCAATAATCCCATCTTTTAAATCTATTAATAATTTTTGATACTCATCAGGAGCACCACCGATGTGACCACCACCAGCAGGAACAGGTGGTCTATATACACTCAAAATTGTTTCTTTTACGAACCTATACAATGCTGTGTAGTATAAATATTTTTTTAGGCCCATATCTTTAAGCACGAATGTATCATTATCTTGTTTTACGTAAACTCCATAAGGATTCTTATTAGTATCACCCTTACCATAACTGGTTTTATTCTCTATAATAATTAAATTTTTAGAAAATAGAGAATTCATACAATCAATTATATTAGATTTAACTTCATCTCGTAAACCTGATTTAGATATATCTATATTATTTTTAAACACATCATAATCTGGCAATTCTTCTGGTATTGTTTTATCATCTTTTAATAAAGGAGTAAATATATCACTAAAATCTGTTGTTAGTTTTTTAAGATGATTTTCTGAACTTTCACTATAATTAAGTATGCATTCAAAATGAGGACCAAAATTTTTAATATGTATGTAATGTTTAAATTCACGATATGAGGAGGGTTCAGACATTGGGTAAAATATTTCTGATGGTTTAATGTTATATCCATCACCTTTATTAGTTAAACGTGTTTCATTGCCTCCGTAAAATATCAAAGATATATGTATATTTGTTTGTTTATAAATAATATCTAAAATTTTTTTAACCGTTATTCTCGCATTATCTTGATTATTATCTGTAAATCCTTCAATATTTATAGGTGGTTCTATATATATTTGTGTATTCTTATCATTTACTTTATATATATCCGGTTCTACTTGTTCTAAATATTCGGCTAAACCTCTTAAACCCTCAAATGTTATTAAATCATTTGTCTTATATGTATCGTTACTACTATGTTTATATTCAAAATTTTTAAAATCGTCATTACTATCGAATCCTAGTTTTTTAAGACCATCAACAAAACTAATCCAAAAACATTGTTGTGAATATCCTTCAGATCTATCTGGAACTCCTGAATTACCTTTAGTAATTAGTTGAACATTATCAACAGGTGTGTTATCATAATTTTGTTTGATTAATATATACCTATCATATGCTTGTTTAAGATTATCATCAGAGATTACTTTTATAATATCAGAATCGAATGCTTTACCTATTTCGTTTATTATTTTATCATGATAGATATCACTAGAAGAAATCATAAAATTTTGAATTGATTCTATATTATCATTGAAATACGAGTAACTACTATTGAGAATCTCGTAATTATCAATTGGTGATGGATCTGCCATAATTATTAATATATATATTATTAAAATAATAAATATTTAACATTATTGGAGTAATAGTTTTATGTATTTATCATGGTGTTTAGGATTATTGATAAGTAATACAATATAATCATGGTAATGATTTAGTATATCAATTGGTAATTTTGTTAAATGATCAACAATTTGTTTTTGATCAACATTTCTGTTAGCAATTATTCTGATTAAATTCTTTTTGTGTTTAATATGTATTTTCATAATTTTAGGAATAACATCATTAATAGCTTTTCCTTTATCATCAATAGAAACATTATATATTCCATTATTTCTGATTAATTTAATATACTTGACAATTTTAATAACAATTACTTTCTTAGAACTAGTTTTATCTGAATCTAGAATAAAAGATAACTTTAATTTATTTAAATAATCAATAGTATTTTCAAAATCAACTTTAGTGGGAAGAATATCGAAATAAATATCACCACTCAACTTATCTTTTAGTTCAATCTTTTTATCTCTTATTTTTCTTTCTACTAATTCTAATTCTAATAATCTTTCTTTTTCTTTTAATTCTTGTTCTTTAATTCTAAGATTGAGTTCATCTTCTTTTCTGAGTAACATAATTTGTTCTCTTTGTAGTTGACGTTTTAGTTCTAATTCTTTCTCAACATCTTCTTTTAATTTATCTCTAGTTTTATCATCTTTTTCTTGAGATATTTCTTGAACAGGCTGAACAACCTGTTGTATTTGTGGTTGAATAACAGGGGTAGGTACTTGTGATTCTTCTTCATCATCTTTTTTAATTTCTTCAAGTCTTTTATCAATATCTTTATCAATATCTTTGAGTTTATCTTTATCAGCAATTTCCTTCATTTTTTCTAAATCTTCTTTCATTTTAATTTCTTTTTCGCGGTCTAATTCAAATTTTTCCTTTTGTTTTTGAAATTCTTGGTCACTATTAATCATCTGTTGTTTTTCAGTTTTCATCATTTGATTAAGGTCTTCTCTTAATCTTTTGTCTTTATTAGCATCTGATTCAATTTTTTGTTTTTCTAATATATCTTTAGCTTCTTTTGGTGTTACCGGTTTAAAATCTTTAATTTTATCATATGCTTTTCTTAGACTATTGATATCTGCTCTTAAACTTCTAATATCTCCCTTTGCGGTTAACATTCTTTTTGATATAATATTTCTACATTCAAGTAAATATTTATTAAGTAACTCATTCTTCAATTCAATTGTTTCTTTGTTATCTCCTTCTTTAGGAATTACTGATGGTAAATATGCAGTAGGTAATCCAATTTGTACTAATCTCTCAATTAATGTATTCAGTTGATTTGGTAAGTAACTAGTATTTTTTCTTTTACTATTGACACCAGACACAAACATACTATAATCAGCAACAATAATTCTTGTATTATTGGTTCTTCTATCTTGTCTTGCTTCTTTGATTTGTCTTCTTTTAATTTCTTCTTTTTTTCTTCTTCTTTCTTGGGCTAATTGATTCGCTTGATTATTTTGATTACCTTGATTATTTGGATTACCTTGATTACCTTGACTTAATTTACTTTGAAGACTGTCAATATCTAAGACACAATATGTATTATTAAGATTTGTTGATGGATTACCTTCTTTAATTTCTTTAATAACTATATAGTAATTATCGAATTTTCCTTTTCCTTTTTTGGTGGTTATTTTAGGTTCTAAATCATCAAGTTGTTTAAAGTATTCTTTAATACTTTCTTTATCAGTTTTATTGAATTCTATTTTACTCATACCATCGACATTATTACCACAATTAGTATTTATTATTCTTTTATAAACGTCCAGCTTAGAATATTGTTTATTTTGATTACCTTTATTTTTACCTTTACCACCACCTTCTTTAATAGTTGGCATATTAATATTATATATATATAATATTTAATTAATTAATCTTTTATAACAATTAGGACATATGATACACAAATTAGTGACATCATTTGTCCCACCGTATTGTAGTGGTATTTTATATGATAATTTATAATAATCAATATAATTAATATCAATATTATTCTTACAAGATTCACATCTGAATTCTTGTTTTTCAGCTAATTTGTATTTAATACTATTGGGTTTATTATGAAAATCAGGAACTAATTCATGTAGTCTTATATTATTAGTATTTTGTACATTATTCATCATTTTGTACATTAAAGGTTTTTGATAATTCATACAATATTTAATTAATAATACACCACCAACAAATATTGATAAATATACATGCTGATAAAATTGTAAAGGATATCTTATATGATATTGATAATATATAAAAACTATTAATGCTAATATTATATAAACCTTCATTATATACTATTAGTTAAAAAATAATTATTTAAAATTCATTTAATATCTATATTTAATATGAATCAAAAGATTTTTATTAATTTACGGTATTTGCCAAAAATTAATAAAAATATAAAATTATCAAAAAATATACAATATCTATATAAATTAAAAAATAAATATGGTGATACTATAATTGAATTGAGATATCTTAATCAAAAAAAAATTAATAATAGAACATCACCTTGGTGATTAAATATCATCAAGGTCTATTTCATCATCACTAGATGAATCAGAAATATCATCTTCAGGCATATCATATGTTTTTATTTCAGTTTCTTCTTCGAAATCATCGTAAGAATCATTTGTAGATATAAGTGTTTCGGGTATTTCTCTAGTTTCTAGTAAGTTTTGAGTACCTGATTCGTCATAAACATGAATTATACTACATTTATCATCTTGAAATTCCCATACATCAACTAGAACAATTGAACCATTATTCACCCACATTCTTTTTCTTAATTTACCTCTAACAATACCGAGTCTTTCTTTACCATCAGTACATCTAATAGTGAATCTACCATTACCATTAATCTTAGATACTTCACCATATAATTCAGTATCTTGAGTTTTTTTTATATTTAATTTAACTTGTTCCCCTTGTTTTTTATTTTTTTTATATTTTTTACCACCTTTATTATTTGGCATAAATTCTTTATTATAATAACATTAATATAATATATAACTATATATTTAAATACTATAAGAAAGTTGAGAATTTAATAGGACCGGATATAAATTTATTATATTTTTTCTTATTACTTTTTTTTCTTGTTTTAATTCTAGATTTTTTGAGTTTATAATTTTTAGATTTTTTTTTTTTACTTTCCATATACAAGAATGAATAAATTAAATATCAAATAATTTAGAATTTAATTCATTAAAAATGTCTAATTGGTTATTAATTTTTTCAAGTTTAGGATCTTCTTTTTTCTTTTTTTTACTTTTTTGTTTTTCTTTATTTTGGATATCTTGTTTTATTTTATTAACAACATTATTTTTATCAACAACAGAATGAATTTCTTTAATTTTAAATATTTGTTCTATATTTATTTGTATTTGAATATATCCTAAGATATCTTTTATTAATACAGTCGGTTTACTTTCGTATGTTAATAAAGCAACAGCATTATATAAATATGGTAATCTAACAGATTTTTTACTTTTTGTATAATTATATATATACAAATGATATAGAGAATTAATGTTATTAATTATAGATTTATTTTTTTTGGATTTTTGTAGATGAATGATGTTCCATATCATCCAGATGATATCTGATCTATATTTTTTGTCGACTAATTCATTGCGTTCATCAATATTCCAATGCATATTTTTATTTAATTTTTCCCATTTTAAAAGCCAATCTATCCAGAAGATAACTTGGTCATATCCATATTTAAAATTTTGAAGATGAAAATAAATCTCATTTAGAATCATTTTTAGTTCATCTGGTTCATTCATATGAATAAAATTATCAGGTAACAAAGTATGTGTTGATTTTAATTTTTTTTGTAATACATTAATATTAAAATCAGATTGTTTTAATTTTGTAGATTTAACAATGATATCTTTTTCTGAAGATATTAACACATATATTAGTGAAGTCATTAAATTTTTGATAGAATCATCATTTCTTAGAACTAATATATTTTCTTTATTTTTGCTACAATTATGTTTATTAACAATATTATTGAATAGTTTATTTTTTTTATAAATGTATATAGGTAAATCCAAATTATTGATATGAATTCTTTTGGACGCATAGATACATAATTTTTCCCATATATCAATAGTATAACCAGAAATCAAGCACTCAATAACCCAATTACAAGATTCTTCGTATTTTTTAGAATCTATAGATTTAAATAAAGCTTTATAAACATCTGTTTTTTTATAACCACAGAATGTTTCTTTTTTGAATTTATCTATACATCTTGTATCATTTATCATATGTGTTTAATTGTATTTTTTTTTGAAGATATAACCGATAATTTGAAATTAATATTTATTTTTTATTATAAACAATAGGAATTATGTCGGAAAAAGAGATTGACCGACCAGTTCGAGAACAACCAGTATCTAATGTCAATATGAATGAAATTAGAGAAAAGAGAAAAAGAACAAGTAAAAAAGTATCACAATGGTATGTGAGTGGTCAATTGACATCTAGAAACAGAGAAAATTAAATTCACTATAAATATATAATTCCTATTATATTTTTTTTTATAATTATATATATATATAATGGTTAGTCAAGAAAAAAAAGAAGAAGAAGAAAGAAGAGGGTATGAAGAAATGGAGAATTTTGAACGGGTCCATGAAAGTGCTAGAGGTATATTTAATACTTATAATCATAAAAAACCTTGTCCACCTAATGATGGAAATAGTTGTACACAACCAGGATGTCCTATAGGTAGATGTTGTAATGGGAAACCACCAAACGAGATGGGTGGGTTTTTAACTTGTCAACAAGATGGTGATGATCATAAAGATGGATATATCCTTCACCCTGATAATGATAAATGTACCAAAGCAGGAGATGTTCTTGGATTTTGTTGTAATGGACCCCATCAGATGTTCGGTGAGTATGCCACGTGTCCTTCAGAAAAACAATCTAATTTTATATCAGATTCAATAAGAAAGGAAGTTAAATCAGTTAAAAAGGAAGATAAACCAGATAAACCAGATAAACCAGATAAACCAGTTAAACCTGTTAAAAAGGAAGATAAATCCTTTAAAAAAGAAGATAAATGTACATTAATTGGAATAACATTATCATCAACTGAATGGTTGATTATCATAATTATTTGTGTTATATTATTATGTATATTAGCAGTATTTGTATACAATATGGTATCAAGTAGTTCAAATGTCGGAACAAATGTAGTGTCAACTCCTAATATAAATACAATACCATTTAAACCGAAATTTAAACCGAAATTTAAATCGAAATTTAAGCCTAAACCGAAATCAAAGTCTAAATCAAAGGCTACATCAAAGTCTAAATCTAAGGCTACATCAAAGTCTAAATCTAAATAATTAATTTTTAATATAAAAATCTACTAGTGTCAAAGTTAGTACAAACACGTGAATCATCTGGTAATTTTATAGGAAGTGAACCTGGAGTTATTATAAAATTTGATACATCAGAACAATGTGATCCTATTTTTTTATAAGATTTTTTAAAATACATAATAATACATACAATAATACATCCTACAACAATTCCTGTTAATAATCCAGCTAAGTTATTTTTATTCATATAATATATAATATATAATATTTTTGAATAAATAGTTATTTATTAATTTCATACCACTTCACCCAAAACTATTGTATTGAAATCTACTGGTCCCGTTAATGGATTATATAAATAACCTACGTTACTACAAATAAAAGCATCATCATCCTCTAACATAGTGCATTGTTTATATGCATCTCCAAGATGTATTTTTACTATAACAACAATTATAATAAATGTGACTAATCCACCCAATAATAATCCACCAACAAAATTACCTCCGACTGCTAATTTACTCATATATATATATATTACAATATATTATTTTTTTATAATTAAATACATTGTTTAACATATCCTTTCCATACGTTATTATGACAATCAAGTTGAGGATAATTTAAATTTTTAGATGTGGCACGAGTACACGTGTCAATTGCGCAATTAATAACACCTGGTAATAATTCATCAGGGGGTTTAAACCCTTCAATCATTCTACTCTTTCTCATCATAAATCCAGCAACAAATGCTATAACAACTAATAATAACTGATTATCGTTCATTCTTATATATAATACATTATAAAATAATATATGTTAAATTAATATGAAGCAATATATTGTTCGTAAAAAATACGGAAAATCATTTAAATATTATGATAAACGAGGGAATTTATTACCAAAATCAAAAGTGAAGCCATATTTAAAATTCTATATACCACCAGCATATGATGATGTTAAAATAAATATGAAGAAAGATAAAGTATTAGCTATAGGATATGATGATAAATCAAGACCACAATATATATATGATACAAAATATAAAAAGAGTCAATCTAAAAAAAAATTCAAAAAACTAATAAGTTTTGGAGAAAACTATGATAAAATATATAAACGAATAAATAATGATTTAATGTCAAAAAATGAGAAACAACGAGAGATATCAACTATATTGATGATAATAATTGATTGTAATTTTAGAGTAGGTAATAATAAATACACTAGAGATAATAAATCGTATGGTGTATCTACATTAGAAAAGAAACACATAAAATATGATTCAGGTAAATTAGTAATAGATTTTGTAGGTAAGAAAGGAGTAAAAAATAAATGCGAGATAACTAATGATAAAATAAAAAAGAAATTAACAAAAAAGAAGAATAGATTAAAAAAGAAATCAGATAAAGTATTTAGTTATAAAAGAGATGGAAATAAATATCATGTATCAGCAAATGATGTGAATGAATATTTAAAAAAATTAGGAAATTATTCAACAAAATATTTTAGAACTTGGAATGCTAATATAGAATTTATTAAGAAAGCGAAAACATCAAAAGATATGAATGAATGTATTGAACATGTAGCTAATAAATTACATCATACACCAGCTATATGTAAAAAAGATTATCTAAACAATAAATTAATTGATTTTTATAAAAATAATCCAAATAAATTCAAAAAATATTTTGATAAAGATATTAATAAAAAATTTATACAATTTTTGAAGAAATGATTAAAAATCTCTAGATTCATATTGTTTATCATATGGTACATTGGGTACCTTATATTTTGTAGGTAATATTCTTCTAACTATATAAAAATTATTAGGTTTAAAATTAAAATCAATGGATTCATAATCGATGCTTTTTATAATAGAACGCTTCCAAACATTAGTATTAACATGACGAAATAACAAGCGATACATCTTCATTATTAAATAATTATTTTTTTATTTTTAATTTATTTAAAATACACTATTTTAAATACACTATTTTAAAAACACAATTTTAAATACATTTTTTAATTGATAAATACATAAGTATAATAATTAAAAAATTATATGTTCCATAACCAAAATATCTACTCCAATATATATTATTTTTATTTAATTTCACCTGATTATTTAATAAATTAAGAGATGGCGATTCATTTTTTTTATTATACCATAATTCTTGTATAGATGCATGATAGTATAATAAAATATTAAAAATAACAATAATAATATTTAAGAAACCTTTATTTTCTTTTTTAGTACGAGTATAAATTAAATAACATATAATACTAGTTTTCATAAAATCTGATATATGATCATAATAGTCACCAAACTTAGATGTCATCTTATATTTTCTAGCGAAATATCCATCAGAACAATCTAATATATATGATATAGCAAATAATAATATAGATATACAATTATTATGATATAAATAATAACCAGCTAACAATCCAGTCAATAGTGATAATGTAGTTATCATATTTGGAGTAAAATTTAATTCATAAAATATAGGATCCAAGAATTCAACTGCTACATAAACAATATTATCAATAGGATTTTCATGTTCTTCACTTAATTTACGTGCCATTATATTTAACTATATAATTATTTTTTTATTCTTGCATAATTTAATCCACTCTTTATCAGGATATTCTATCTGATGATATTTATAAAATAAATATGGATTATTATCTACTTTATTTTCATTCTTTTTAAAATAAACAAAAAATATGATTAATAATTTTTCAAGTGATTGAATATTATTTTTGATAATTAATTTCTTTGCCATATCAAGTAATAATAATTTGGTGTACCATTTTTGAGGTGTTGTATTAGTAAATAAATAATTAATATAACTCAAATAGATACTATAATTTTTTTTTTTAAGAATATTTTTATTATGATTGTGGCAATAACCGTAATTAAAAAAGTGGGGTATATTATCACATCTTTTACCATTTTTATGTATATGAATACATCTATTGCTAGTCATACAAATATTATGTAGTAATTTATTTTGGGATATATTAGGCCATTTTGTATTAGTATTTAATGTTCTACACATTGGGCAGTTTATAAACTTAGTACAGTTATTGATTGCTAATTGCATAAAACACTTATGATGAATCTTATGATTACAAGATAAGTTCATAATGATTGATGTATCGTTAATATTATCTAAACATATACAACAAACATCATTCATAATAAAGTTATTAATATATATATAATATTATTTAAGTATTAGGTAAAATGATAGTTTCAATAACTGAACCAATTTTATTATTATTTTTTTTAATATCATCGAATAAATTGTTATTAATTAATTTATCTAAATCTTTTTTACTATCAATGACAATGATATCTTGTTCCATTGATTGATTATCAATATAATTATATATTTTATCAACGTATTTTTCTAACTTCAAGATATCTTCTCTTAAATCAACTGGTATATTATTAAAATCGATATTAGAATTAATAATGGTATTAAATTTCTCACTTATTTCTTTTATTTTATCTTTTTGATTATGAATAAAATTAAAATGACCATTAATATTACTGTACATCCCAATATCATTATGTTTTTTTATAGAAGATTTTCTCCAATCACCATCTTTTCTTTTTAAATCAGCATATAATTTATTACCTTTCATATAGTAATTTTTTGATTTATTAATCCAATCACCAGGATAATTATTTAATATATAATCTGTATCATAAATTTTTTTTCTTTTAGATAGTGATTTTTTAAGTGTTTTCATATAATATATAATATATAATCTATTTTTT